ATACAGAATGCTTCATATCCTGTCATATCGGTAAACGATTGCCTTTCACTTTCAACATATTCAAACGTTCTGCTTGTTCATGAATTTTTGCTTTAAGATTTGGTGTAATGAGTGAAGCAGCAACCTCTAACTCCAAACCAGTTTCTTTACAGTGTTCGGTGATGGCCTCAAGATATGTGTAATCTGTATTGGCCACCAGCCGTTCTATCTGCAAAGAGAACTTCAGCATTTCATCTTTTGTTGGCATCAGAATTGAACTCTAATTTTGCTGCCTGTGCTACTTGGCAATTCTGCCGACCACGATGCTGCCATGCCTGCGGGTGATGCAGACAAAGTTTGCTCTCCAACCAAAGATTGAATCTGTGCAGTTGTTAATGGTTGGATATCAGCAGTAGTCAAAGATTGCACAGGCTGACCTAAACCAAAAGGCCATCCATTGTTAGGCAAGTGATCCATAGAAAACTTATCTTCAAAAATTTCTTCTTCAAATGGTACAACTTCAATCGTACCATCAATTTCATAACCACATCCCTGCAAAAAGTCTCTCATAAAAGAAAGAATATCACCAACATACAAGGCGTTACAGTTCATCTCTAAATCTCGTTCACCTTCAGCAGAATGAAAGCGGAATGTAAACGAATGTTCATCACTATTGTAACTCATAATATAATCTCCCTTTATTTACGATTAGCAGCGTGTGCAATACAAACAATATCATCACTCTTGGCATATGAACACCGTACAGTCAATGGGTCAATACCTTTTGCAATAGCGTTTTCAATATTTGCTGCCATCAGTTTACGGTCGTTTAAACCGTAGATACATGCCGCAGCAACGATTGAAAGTAAAACCAAAGTAACTGAAACTGTGGTTATACTACTCAATCCTTTTTCCATCATCTTCTCCTTTTTGCTTGATAAAATACTCATGAATTTTTCTTTGCCTTATTGTAGAATAAATGTCTACCTATTTGTGTGGTATATCTCATATTATTCCAACCCGGTTTTACATAGTCTGCATGAAAGAACAAAGCACCTTTTGTTGGGTCTTTAAACTTCTCAGTATAAAGATAAAACGCCAATGCTAACTCAGTAACACTATTATACAACGAATTGCTCTCTAATGTCAAGAGGCCTTTTCGCATCATATCCTTAGGGCGATTTTCACATACCCAAGAGAATTGGCAAACAGTGCCAACTTTTTGTTTAACAACGCCACAATACGTATCTGGAAATACACCAGATTGCACTCTATTGTGTGTAACGAATGCTACAGCAAGTTGACCTAATCGTGGTTCTAGACCCGCTTCAAAATACATGTTTTGTGCAAGGCATTCTACCTCTGCTCTAGCATTGGGTGATAAATCTTGTAGTTGAACTCTTGGTTCAATCGGTACTTTTATTTGTGCTGCTGCATGTCCAATGTAAACAATAAATGCTGCAAATATACTACAAAGTAATAGTGTGATGTAACGCATTATTTCTCCTATAAGTTAGGAGAGTGCCAAAGCACTCTCGTTCCCGTCAGGCAGTTTTTTTGCTCTGTGATTTTTCTGCTGTGATATTTGAAACGAACCCATTCAAGGACTGTGCCTTGGTGATGATCTCGGTTTCTGTGGGATAAGTTGGAAAGGCTGGATGTTCAGGTATTGCTTGTCCGTTTAACTTAGCGGACTCTACCTTTACTTGCCATTCATTGATTAAGCGATCTTTGCCGGAATGATATTCTTCCAACAAAAGGTCTTTCGCCATTTTAAGAAGTTCAAGACGAATCTCGAACGGTGTAAGATTACTCATAATTACTCCTGTGTTGTGTGTGTTTACTGGCGGTTTGTGTGTGATGCCAGTATACTTATTTAGTTACTTTTAATCCCAGAGACCACGGTAGTATTTGCCAAACAAACGAAAACCATTATCCATACGGTCATAAACTTTTCTCATACCATCGTAATCACATTGATATGTGTGATTAGGTCCATCTTCAAATATGTAGAGTGTTGGTTTACCATTTTCATCCCATTCACATGGAACAGATTGTGTGTCAATCTCACCAGAACGATATGCTTCCTCCCATGATTCATCAATAAGATGTTCAAAGGCAAAAATCATTTCATTTAATACCCATTCCCAACGACGATGTGTGATATCCCAAGAATCTTTTTGATACTGTTCTTGATCTTCAAACTTCAATATGAATTGTGATGAACCGTCTTCATAGCCAACTCTGCGTAGTTCTTCTGGTACATCTTCGGCATCAACCATTGGTGAACCGTGTTTGGTATCACGCAGTTGTTTCAACATCGGTAGAATGATATCTGCTAATGTGTGATCCATTGACCATGTATCGTAACGGTCAATCTTCACATAGTTTATTTTTGGATGTACAAAGTCAAGAAACTTTTGCCATGCCCTACTAAAAGGAATCAGAAAATTGGAAAGTTTTTTGATGATAGGCTCATCATAATCAATTTCACGCCAGAAGAAAACTTTCTCCAGTATGGTATAAGGAGAAAGCCAATGATTACGATAATTTGATTTGTAAATTTTCATAATGTATAGAATTTGGTGTAGAGTGTTTTGGTAATAAGGTACACTCCACTAAAACCCCATGAGAATTAAGCCGCTAGGCGTTCTTCTCCATAAAATGCGTCATTTGCATTTATAGATTTGCTTGATTTACAGTCATCGCCTACTGTGTTGCCTTCTCCACTATCTCACCCTGTCGAAACCAAGTCTAGCCCATCAGAAGTGTCCTGCTGTTCACAGGTCGGGAATTCCAATCCTCAGAGTCTTGTTAAACTCTTACATATCACCCTAAACAACACTTCTGGTGGACTAGGGCGGAGTCGAACCGCCGTCCAGAATGCCTTCACTTTGAAGGGATTACAACAATTCCTTCCTGCTGCATTTGTCGATAAAACTCATTTTTCTTTGCTGCATACCAGCCCCACGAACCAAAGAAAGTAGTACCAGGATTTGGTCCTTGCTCTCTCAAGTACACATCAAGTTTTTCGTCGTATTCTTTTTCAGTAATTTGCATATCACACCGTTGTAAATCTTGCAGAACCTTTGCTTGTTCTACCAGGTTTCAGCGGCTTGTCAGATTTTGGTTTTGTTTCTGTTTGAAACGATGCTTGTGGCTTATTGAAAGCCATCTTGCCTACATTCTCTGTCTTGCCGTGACCTGGGAATCCTGTTTTGTTTGTTCCATGTAGGGTCGCTGTTTTTCCATCGTGATGTAAGATTGAGTCTTGATTATAATGTTCTCCATGTTTTTTAATATCATGGAGGAGTTGTTTGCCGTGTTCATCTCCCTTTCCTTTTGCATGTACCAGTATAGACTTCTCTTTACCACCTTCCCAATGACCTTCAACTTCTTTGTGAGTGTAGCCTTGTGCAGTCAGTTTCTTTTTAAGTTCTTCATGATGCTTTTTATTTTGTTCTGGCGATACTTCATCATGTGGTCGCTGTGAGGAAATAACAGCATAGTGCCTACCCTCTTCAGCGTGTTTAGCCAATCTTGCCAGCGGATTACCTTCATCTAATTGCGTATGTTGTTTGAATGATAGCATAGTGCCTCCAACTTGTCAAGCATATTTATCAATCATTTCAATCAACGGTTGCCGATAATCATGTATCTGTCGTTCAAACACCTGTGCAGGACCTTCTTCGGTAGCGATCAATACCACGATGTCATCAATCCAAATGCCAGTTCTTTCAGCAAACATTATTGCATATGCTGTACACTGCATAAAATAGTTCAGAATGTAGTCTTCATCTTTTTGCTTGGTGGAAGTCTTAAAGTCAATGACTGATAACTTACCATTCCATTCAGCAATCAAGTCTACACGACCAGCAATACGATATTTGTCAGAATACAGTGCTTGTTCCTGCGAATAAACTTTACCAACGTTATCATCAATAATTGGCTTAATTTTGAAAAATAATTCTTTCAGATCAGGCATCAACATCTGCATTCTGAATTCATTTATTTCATTGTTGATGTAGTCTTCGCAAATCTTATGCACTTTCGTACCACGATTTGACGCCTTGCGTGATATCTCATTTGCTCGTTCTTCACCTACAGCCTGTCGCCACTCATAGAGTGCCTTTTTGCCATAATGCGAAAGCACCGTAGTGATAGACTTATACTGATTGCCTTCTGGCGTAGTATAGAGTCTACCATTATCGGTAGTTTCTGCTTTTAGATCGAATTGTAGTTGCGGTAAACTTACATGTTCAAATGTTCTCATTATTAGACATAGTGTAAATAGCCCCCTATAATATACTTAGAGCCACTGATTGGTGGCAAAGCCACATGAGGATGTGTCCATAAGCAAGGAAATATCAGTAAAGTTCCTGCTTTTGGTTTAACTTTAATTTGCGGTAAAACATTTCTATTCATTTGAAATGCAGTTTCTCCACCATCTTCAACATCATTCAGATACCAAAAGTAAACTAAAAATCTTCTAGCAGATGCATAGTCTTGCACATCAACGTGAAATTTAATTTGATCTTCATCATTTGGAAGATATCTTTTCATTCTAAACTCTTCATAACCCATTTGTTCTGGCCACGATTTGTCATCAATACCAGAATCCGCTTTGTATCGAAATAGACACGTGTGTAATGAAGTCATGAACGTGTCTATTTCTGGCTGCCAAACATCAGGGTGTTGATTTAGATTTATTTCGGTAAACGAACGATGCCCTTCCAAGTATGTTGGAATATGATGATCAGTGTTGGACTCAAACTTTTCAATAACATCTTTACAAAATTGTTTTGTAATGACGTTACCATAAGTCCTAATATAACTCATTTAAAAATTCCTATGTAAAGTAATGATTTCGGCTGTAGTGTGGATAACTTGGTCTATGATACTTCTTTTCTATCTTTGCAGTAACACTTTCTTTTTCTATCTGTAAAATTTCTGTAGTCATTTCTTTTTCTAGTTCTCTGGTGATGTATTCGTTCAGTAGTGCTACTTTTTTCTGCAAAGATTTTTTAGCCATATATGCTCCTTTGTAAAAGTTCGCATAATATAGTTACTGCCCAAATTTTCCTAGATGTTTATCTACAAGCCTTTGTGTTTGTGCTTCTTTAATAGATTTCTTACCGTGTTTGTTAGCCACGGAAGATTGTTTGTGATTCTCGGAAACTTTTGCTAGAACTTCTTTAAAGCCGTCTGGTACTTTACCAGTAATTGATACGCCACTGACAATTGACATGGCGCCAAGATGAATTTGTTGAATGTGTGAATTTTCTTTGAGATATTCTTCTTTACCAGAAAGGCTTAGAAATTTCTCAAAAGTTTCACCAGTTTCAGTATTTAAAAAATCGTATGTCGGCATTATGCAGGTATGTACCAATTAGGTGCGGGTCGTTTTGTCCATCGTGCAAAACGTGTTTTCTTTTCATTGTAATATTTATGATATGATGCTAGTGAATTGTTGACTATTTTACAGTCATCAGGCATTGCAGGTGTTGGTTCTGTTTCACACAGACCAACAGGAATTTTTTCTGGCAGTTTTGCCAAATCATCTCTCAGTCTTGCACATGCATGAACTTTACCATAACGATATGTATACTCATCAAGCAAATAACACCACATTTCATATAACCATTTGTAGTTCAAATGATTTGCCCGAGCCCAAACATTCGATGGATGATTAATATGTGATGCTTTCATCAATCGTTGTTCACGGTCATCGGGCAAACGCCAACGCTTGATCTTACGACCATTCGCAGTCAAATCATAATATTCTTGACCATCACGAATTCTATGCGCCGTTGACAATAATTGTGCATACTCAATAATCATCTTCACTACGTGTTTATCGCAGTGCATTTCGGCGCAAGTCTTCGGATTGTGATCAAGATAAAAGATGTTCATTCTTGTTTATCGTCTTTGTCAGGTGGTGTCATCTTACTCATGATATAAACTAGTGCAATAAATTGAACTGCACCGTGTAAACCAGAAAGTGCAAACAAACCCATAAAAAATACTACGATGTTAAACTTCTGTCTATCAGTAAATAAATTACCATAAAAATTGGCAGTGTTAATAGCATCAACGGCTTGTTCCTCAATCTTTAGATATTTGGTAACAAGCCACTGTTTAAGTTTTGACATTTTCACCTCATAAAAGGTGGGGCACGTGTATGTCTCCCGACATTCATTGTTGTTTAATGGCAAGCCTATTGCAACGCTGACGGCAGCCACCCCGAAACTGATTATTCGGTGATTTCGGTTACTTCATCCTCAATCACAGGAGCAACAGGTGCAGCAACCTTAGCAGGTTTTGCTGCTTTAGCCTTAGCAGGCTTTGCACTCAAAGCAGCCAGTGACTTCACAGGCTTGTTTGCAAATTTGCTGGTAGAAGGTTTTAGTAAACCCTGACCAGGAACAAACTTATCTGCACCACAAGATTTCAGATATGCTTTCACTTCATCTGGATTTGTGATTTGATAGCCAGTCACAGTGCGACCATTTTTAAGAACTTTCACCACGCCAGGTGTCTTTGTTTTGACTTCCCAAACGTAGGTAGAAAGTTTGTAAATGTAGATATCACTACCAAGTTTAGATTCAATCTCATCTTTGGTAACAACATCACCCTCTTGCATTAAAGTCAAGAGTTTTTGGTAAGGTGTAAAATCACCTGCTTTAGTACGTGCCATAATAAAGGCCTCCATTATCAACAGTAGAAATGATAGTGTAACATGATTCGGACACTTTGTCAAGTATTGTCAAAATCATAACACCTCGTTTTTCCGACCAAGCCCCGCCGGATTGATGCCAGGAGTAACATAGACATAATTACCCTTGTGCATCGGCGCCGTGCAGGACGCAACATCAGCCACAATCTCACGGTCAGAAGATGAGAGTTTGTGGTAATCTTTCATGATACCAGTTTTTGTCAAAGCACCCTTATGTGTGTCTGGTAGACTCGGCGCATGTGATACCTCACGTGTAACACGATACGGCATCAATGACTTAGCCTTGATTTTTTTGGGTGCAGCAGCAGGAAACCGACCACCAGATGGTAGCGGAATCTTGTTGATTGACGAAATAAAATCTTGCTGTTCTTGCAATTGCTTTTTCGTCAATTTTTTTTTCTTTGAACTGGAATATATGCGAATCATCATAATATAACTATTATATCAAAGACTGCGCCAATTGTCAAGAGGCAATCTTTTCTTTTACCTTAGTAATATGCTTACATTTGTTGTGATATTTGAAACCAATGCAGGAACAAGAAAAATGCTCATTTGATAATGTTACCAAATATTCACCTTTCGAGCCAGCAACTTTGAACTTACGGATAGTTGTTGTCGAACCGTTAAGTATTTTCAGATTGACAACATTTGCAAGATTGATAACAGATATGGGAAAATCGGGATTTCCAGTTTGCAAACAAAATTCGTTAGCATTTAGAAAACGATAAGGCTTGACTACGACACCTGTAAAAGTTGTCGATTTAGTAATATACTGACAATCTACGGTGACCGTAGAACCAACAGAAGGCAGATTTTTCATAGTATATACAGTATATCAGAATCTCTACCCTCTGTCAAGTGTGTTGTATTTTTACAACATTAAGTCCATTTAAGAATAACGATACCCGAACCACCGGTACCGCCGGATCCTCCACCACCCCCACCACCAGTGCCAAATACACCATTACCTGCTAAACGTGAATCTGAGGGAGCAACGTAATTATTCCCACCACCACCTTGACCACCAGCAGTTATAAAAACGGGTTGTCCTCCTGGTGCGCCGCCGCTTACGCTTGTGCCACCACCACCACCAGCATAGAAAGTGGAAGTTCCTGTGATTGTTGAAGCAAGACCTACTCCGCCATTTCCACCAGTTGTGCCACTTACTGCATTAGCACCGTTAGCACCGGCACCTCCACCGCCACCTCCAGCTCCATTCCATGAAAGACCAGCACCAGCGCCGGTACCACCACCAGTTCCTTGTGCTGGCGAAACAGCGGGTACATTTCCTAAACCGCCTATTCCTGTGGCATAAGTGTTGTTGTCGCCGCCAGTGCCACCTCCACCCGATCCGCCACTGGCACCATTATAACCAAATGTGCCCGGCTCATACAAAACTGCCGTGCCACCACATCCACCACCGGCAGACCAAATGGATGATGATACATTAAAAATTCCAGAATTTGTACCATTACTTCTTCCAGCGCCGCCGGAACCAACAATAATTGTATATGTTCCAGGTGAGACAGAATAAGATGTTGATGTGCGATACCCACCAGCACCACCACCCCCACCGTGTGTTCCACCGCCACCACCTCCACCACCGACGACAAGGTATTCTATACTTGTGACGCCTGTTGGAACATTCCATGTTGCTGTGTTAGAGAACACTGCGATTTTGTTTTGTGATGCGGATATTTTAATGACGGCAAAGCCAGAACCTCCAGCCGAACCACTGACATAGGTTGCGCCGGTGTAACCACCACCGCCACCGCCACCTCCGGTATTTGTATTTCCGGTTGACGATACATAACTATTATTATTTCCACCGCCATTACCACCACCACCTTGACCACCATTACCTGCACGTGACTGATTTGCGCCACCACCTCCACCACCGGCGTATGCTACATTAGAACTTGTGATTGTAGAAAATACTCCTACACCACCATTTCCGCTTTGTTGCACTCCTGGATGTGGAGGTGCTGCTCCAACTGAACCGCCAACTGCGCCTGCGCCACCACCGCCACCACAAAAACCAGCAGGACTATTACCTCCATTGTTGCCTTGTCCGGGTGTTCCAGAACCAGCACTCCCATTACTCTGTCCAGTTCCACCGCCAGAACCTCCACTAGCACCTTCTTTTTGACCAGGATCATCGCCACCTCCGCCACCACCACCTCTTGCCGAAAAGAGTATCGCATTTGCTGTATTACCTGCAAAAAGAACTGTATTTGAACCAGAGGCGCCTCTTAGAGCCGGAAATGGAGCCGGTGCGCCTGCACCACCACCTCCACCAGCACCAACTCGGATTGTGTAAAGTTGATTCGGTCCTACAGGATAACTAGTGCCTTGTAATAGACCACCAGCACCACCACCGCCACCCAAAGAGCCGCCACCGCCGCCACCAGCGACTAACAAATAATCAATTGTTGTGACTCCATTAGGTATTACTATTTGACCTGTATTTGCAAAAACATAGACTCCTTCACCACCCGGAAGTGTTTCTACATAACGAAGAATAATAACACCTGAGCCACCTGCACCAGCACTAGAACCATTACCCTCTGATCCTCCTCCACCACCACCTTTGTTGGCCACAGCAGAAGAACTTACATTAGCACCACCATAAACTGGATTGCCACCGCCACCCGATGAACCTCCACCAGGAAAATAACCGGCGCCGCCACCACCTGCATAACCAGTATTTGAGCCGGACAATGATGAGAACAATCCTATGCCACTGGCAGCCTTTGCTCCCGCACCGCCAGCGCCGCCACCACCACCAGCAGTATATGATCCCGGACCCCACGGTGCAGAGGGACCTCCATCATTACCTTGTCCTGGTGTTCCTAATCCACCAGCAACACCTTCAGAACCTCCTCCACCAGAACCACCACTACTACCTCCAAAAGGCGCTCCAGCGGGAGCATTGTTTCCACCACGGCCGCCGCCAGTTGACCAAAAGGAAGCGGTTGATGTAAATAATCCCGAATTAGCGCCATTGGCAGCAGCAGAACCACCGGCACCAACAATAACATTCCATGTTTGTGCTGATACTACGTTGAAGCCTGTGCCGGTTCTAAAACCTCCAGCACCACCACCGGCGCCAGTGCCTTGACCACCACCACCTCCACCTGCAACGATAAGATAATCTACACTTGTTACACCCGTTGGTGTTATCCATGTAGTTGTTTCAGTAAATATTCTTGTTACTGTGTAATTCTCTACAGCAAGTACCGAAGGTCTTCTTACAAGACCGTATGAACGAACTGATGCTGCGCTAAACGATGCAAAGATTGGCATTTTTTAATTCCATTTGAGAATAACGACACCAGAGCCGCCGGCGCCGCCGATGGATGATGCACCTCCTCCACCACCACCGCCACCAGTAAATGAACTAGAAGAAAGACCAATACCACCCACTACACCATTAGCCCCACCACCTTCACCACCAAAACCATTTGTGACCGGTCCATCACCACTTCCACCGCCACCACCAGCATATGCTGTATTTGAGCCAGATATAGTTGAATATATTCCTATGCCACCGTTACCAGCTCTATTAAATGGAGTTACTGGCGCACCTGTACCATCTTGACCTGCGGCTCCAGCACCACCGCCTCCACCCCCAACAGTGTAGGTAAAGTTATCACTTCGACCTCTGCCTCCATTATTGCCCTGTCCTGGTGTACCAAAGGCCGCTGGTACAAGGCCATTTAAATTTCCAGTTGAACCTCCACCAGATCCACCATTAGCACCACTTAATGCAGGTGCTATTCCTCCATTTTGACCACCGCCACCCCCACCGCCACCGATTGATGTAATTGTGTCGAATGTAGAATTACTTCCTGATGGTGCATTTGAATTTTCAACTGAACCTCCAGACCCACCTGCACCAATAGTCACAATAATAGATGCACCAGGAGTTACTGGATAAGATGGAGAGACTCTAAGACCACCTGCACCTCCCCCCCCACCTCTACCTCTACCGCCGCCACCACCACCTGCTACAACAAGATATTCGACACTTGTTACACCCGTTGGCACATTCCATGTTGCTGTGTTAGAAAAGACTGCTATTTTATTTTGTGATGTAGATACTTTGATGACAGCAAACCCAGACCCTCCGGCGCCTCCACCTCCTGCACCACTAGTGCCGGAAAAACTTGCAGCGCCTCCACCTCCTCCAGTGTACGTGTTACCAGAAGAAGCAAATCCACCATTGACTGGTGATCCATCACCGCCACCAAACGGTGTGCCTAACCAAGGAGAACCAGCAGAGTATAATGCGTAACCACCACCACCTTTACCTTCAGTTGTGCCACGATAATCTCCACATCCACCACCACCGCCTGCATATGCTACATTAGAGCCCGTGATCGAAGAAAATATTCCTATGCCACCATTGCCCGATCTTGCGGGACTTGCTTGTCCGTTTGCTCCTGCGCCACCAGCACCACCACCGCCACCACCATTGCCCACACCAGGAGTAAATGCCTGAGCGCCACCAGCAAACCCTTGTCCCGGTGTACCTAAACCAGCACCACTTCCACCACCTCCTCCTGACCCACCAGAAAAACTAGGTATATTATACGCAGCACCAGCACCACCACCTATCGCAGTAAGTATCGCAGCATTTGTTGTATTACCAGCAGACAACACAGTATTTACACCATTACTTCCACTTCCTGAGAAAAGTGGTGCTGTAGGCAATCCACCACTCCCACCAGCACCAATTCTAACTGTATAAAGTTGGCCTGGACCTACTGGATACCCTGTACCTTGTAACACACCACCAGCACCACCACCACCACTTGAATTATGAGAACCACCCCCACCACCAGCAACTAATAGATAATCAATTGATGTAACACCTTGAGGTATTACTAATTGTCCTGTGTTAGCGAAAACATAGACACCATTTCCAGTTGATCGCTCTGTATAACGAAGAATAACTACGCCAGATCCACCCGAACCACCGGTATATGCTTCTCCAGGATTATTTCCTACTTGTCCTGCGCCACCACCTCCACCACCACTGTTTATTGATCCACTACCGCCTGCTCCATCTCCAGTACGGCCAAATCCCCCTCCACCATCACCACCAGATGCATTTGCAGGTCCAGCAGATGCGCCACCACCGCCACCGCCAGCATAACCAGTGTTTGATCCAGTAATTGAAGAAAATGCACCAACACCACCAGCACCACCTCTTGATCCCGGCCCCCCGTTTCCACCAACACCACCGGCTCCACCACCACCGCCACAAGATGTAGAATCTGTGCTTATGCCGCCACCAGTATGTGAGCCACCTGCATTACCAAAAACACCACCAGGTCCACCAACTCCACCACCACCACCTGCGCCTCCAGCACCAGAACCCGAAGCATTACCATTACCTCTTCCGGGCATGGCATTAGGCGCACTACCTTGATATGTTCCAGCTCCGGCTCCACCATCAGACCATATTGAAGGAAATGGTGAAGCAGAAAAAATACCTGAATTTGAACCGTCTGAACTGTAAACGCCTGGAGTTGCTGGAGCAGATGTTCCACCACCACCAACAGTAATTGTGTGAGTAGCACCTGGTGTTACGCTTAGTCCTGTTCCTGTCCTGAAAGCACCAGCACCACCACCGCCACCGCAGGCAGACCAATAAAATGAAACTCCACCACCTCCGCCACCACCCACAACAATATAGTCAACTGATGTTACACCTGATGGTACTACCCATGTATCACTCTGAGTAAATATTCTACTGACTGTGTAATTGATTATGGCGTCTGGTTTACCAGCAATTCTGAACGATGCTAATATGTTCGAACTTAATGAAGCAAGAATCGGCATCTTATCTCACTTTGATATGAACAAAACCTGAGCCACCGGAACCACCAGTGACAGGATCACCACCGAGTGGTCCACCACCAATTGACGCACCACCACCTCCACCACCACCGCTATTTGTAATAGCACTTGTACCAGATGCACCGTAACCAGTTCCACCGGCACCACCACCAAACTGTGGATGTGCAGGTCCTCCTGTACCAAAAAATGGTGCTGCGCCGCCACCACCACCAGCATATCCAGTGTTAGCACCTGTGATTGAAGAAAATAATCCTAGTCCACCAGAACCACCACCAGGTGTAGCATTACCACCTACACTTCCAGCACCACCTCCACCACCACCGGCAGGTTGACCACCAGCAGGACCGGAAGAGAATCCGCCAGTTCCACCAGCACTGCCTTGTCCGGGTGTACCAGCAGCACCAACACCATTGGGTCCGGCACCTCCTCCACCAGAGCCACCGCCACGGGCGTTTGTGCCTGGAGTGACACCTGAACCGCCACCAATTGCTACTAAGTTTGAGAAAAATGGTCCCGTTGAAGTTATTGATGAGTTTGTGCCATTTGTACCACTGACACCAAGACCTGTTATGCCAGCACCACCAGCACCAACAGTAATTGTATAAACTTGATTTGATGTTATCGGATAGTTTGTTCCAGTTATAAAACCTCCACCGCCACCACCACTATCGCCACTACCACCGCTACCACCACCAGCAACAATCAAGTAATCCATAACTTGACCTGGCGGCATTATTATTTGTCCACTACCAGTAAATGTAAAGTTATATTCTTTTGTTGTGAAGTAACGAAGAATAACAACACCAGAACCACCTCCACCACCAGTAACAGGTTGATTACTTAATGGGCCTCCACCAACTGATGAGCCTCCACCACCCCCACCTCCACGATTTGTGTCAGCACTTGTTCCCGAACTACCCCAACCGGTGCCACCAGAGCCTCCACCAAACTGTGGATGTGCTGGACCACCAGCAGAATAAGAGGGTGAACCGCCACCACCACCACCAGCATAACCGGTGTTTGCACCTGAAAATGAAGAAAATACTCCTAAACCACCTCCACCATTTCGTGTTAAAACTCCAAAAGGTCCTCCTGGAAAAAGTTGTTCTCCAGGTTGACCTGGACCACCCCCAACACCTCCAGCACCACCGCCACCACCACCAGAAGTAAATTGACCGGCCGGTCCTTGCCCTGCTGTAGAAGCGCCTCCATTGTTTCCCTGTCCTGGAGTTCCTAATCCAGCAGGACCACCCGTTGGACCTGCACCTCCACCACCTGAACCACCAGAACGACCTCCAGTACCAGGTGCTACACCCGATCCACCACCAATTGCTATTAAGTTTGCAGCCGGCGCAGCGGCAGTTATAGATGAATTCGTTCCGTTTGAACCGTTTAAGCCAAGACCTGTTATGCTGGCACCTCCAGCACCAACTGTAACAATATAATTAGCACCGGCAACAACAGGAAAATCTGTGCCAGTAAGAAAACCACCCGCACCACCTCCACTTTCACCAGCAGCACCACTTCCACCGCCAGCAAGAACTAGATAATCAATTTTATCAACATCAGTGGGAACTGTCCAAGGATTTGAACCGTAAAAAATTCTGAGTACAGGGAATCTAGGCGTTACTCTACCAACAAGTTTAAACGATAACAAAAGATTGGAGTTTATTGATGCTAAACTTGGCATTTTTAACCCAATGCAAAAAGAGTGTTACCAGTAATTACAGTGTAAGTAGCGGGTGCAGTTTTGAAAACAGAATAACTGAACATATTAATCTCACCAGCAGAAATTGAAACATTTGCTGGTTTAGTGTTGCCAGCATAGTTCAGGGTTTGAAGAACACCGTCTATGTGAAGATTGGCTTCGTGACGCACAGTGCCATGTTTGACGGCAATTGATACTGACACCGCCTCACCGTTTGTGACAATAGAATCAAATGTGTGCGTAGAATTTGCACGAAGATTGAAAGTTACGTTTGCCGTAGTGTTGGCATTGAAGAAAAATACAGTGCTGTCAGATACATCGATGTTGACATTACCACCAATACCAATTGTATTGACATTTGCTTCGTCTACAACTCTAGTAAGAGAAACAATGAGATTTGACGCCAACTTGGGTGAAGTGACGTTGGCATTGGCCAGTTTTACTGTTTGTACATTGGCATCAGCCAATGAATCAGTTATGATTTTTGTTAATGGCATAGTAGTCTCCTATTCGCTTATTTATACGAACAGGAGACTTAGCATTAACCTTTGAGTAGTTGCTGACCTTCGGTACGCAAGTCTTCTTCAAATTCCTGCATGTTCAGTCTGGCTAGTTCTGAACGCAGACTTTCTAGTTGAACCTTGTCAACGTTAGACTCAGCAATCTTGTCTTCAAGTTCACGTATGCGTTTTCTGATTTGTTCTTTATACGACATAATCTTTTTCCTGCTTGAGTAAGCGGTACAGAGACTTGTCATGATGCTTCTGATTCTTCATTTGTTGACTCTCATACTGCTCACGGTTTTTGTGAAATTTGGTTTTCTTCGGTTTTTGAAATTTCTTACCGCCAGACAACATATTTATTGCTCCTAAAAGATAATATCTGCAATACCATACTCTACCAACTCTTCTGCGGTCAGCCAAACATCGGTTGGTCGCAGAAACTTGGATTTCACATCTTTGACCGACAGTTTGGAACGGTCGGAAAGAATCTTTGCCATCTTGTGATGATACCGATCACACTCTTTGGCATAAGCCCGCATATCATGATACTTGCCACCCATTTCGTCATTAAATTGATGAATCATGATTGTCGTGTTTTTACCTACTGCACGATAACCTTTTTCACCAGCAGCAAATATCACAAATGCGGCACTCATCAAATTTCCATACGCTAGTGTGCGAACAGGTAAGCCCAGACCCGACATCAAGTCTGCCAATCCAATCGCATCACCTAGGTTACCGCCCTCTGAGTTAATGTGTAGCGTCAGTGGCTTTTCAATCTTGTTGAATTTTGCATAAAGTAACCAGCGTGACGCAGCCTCAATGTTTGTCGGCTCAATGCTGCCAGACAAAAAATGGGCATAGTGTTCAAACTGTACTTCCTGTACTTCGTTCTCTTTGTCGCTCATACCAATTATACGCCGTTCTCAAAATGGATTTTAAATCGTGCTTGGGTTTGAAATTAAGATGTTCTTTGGCGGCATCAGAGTTGGCGACTAACCTTCGTGGGTCACCTTCTCTTCGTTTACCGATTTTGTATTGAATTGGAACGTTTAGTTCCTGTTTAGCAGCATCAATCACTTGTAGTACAGTATATCCTTTACCAGTGCCTAGATTGAAAAGACTAGGTTGATTGTTTCCTTTTTTCTGTAAATATTCGTCAGCCAGTAGATGCGCCTCTGCAACATCAGACACATGAACATAATCACGAATGCAAGTACCATCTACTGTTTGATAATCATTTCCGTATACGATGAACTCTTCGTTATTTAGACTTTTGAACATCAGCGGAATCAAATGTGTTTCTGGATGATGATCTTCACCCATCTCACCATCAGGATCAGCACCCGCTAAATTGAAGAAACGGAAAATAATAGAATTCACTTTTGCATCACGAATCGCACACTCAGCCGCATACTTGCTGTTAGCATACGGATTGTTGTTATCTATTTCTGATTTCTCAGAGAGGCTGGTAAACTGAGAACGATAAACGCCGGCAGTAGAAGAATAAACAATATTACTAACATCAAATTTTCTCATTGTGTTAAGTAGGTTGCATGTGCCACCCACATTGATGTCCCAAAACTCTTCGGGGTGTAAAACTGACTCACCAACTTCAATACGACCTGCCAAATGAAATACAATATGTGGTGGCCAGTTTGTAAACACTCTTGATAGGTCTTGATATGACCGAGTATCACCAGGATGATAGACATCCCAGTACAAATCATTCTGTGGTGTTTTTATATCAAAACAAACTGTGTAGTAACCTGCTTTTTTAAGTGCCTTGCCTAAGTGTGAGCCAAGATAACCTGACCCACCAGTTACCAACGCTGTTCTCATCTATCTCTTTCCGATAAAATAGGATTTTTAATTGGCCAGTAAATATTAAATCTGTCGTCGTTCCACTTCACGGTGTATTGTGAAGCACGGTCATAGTATTGATCAAGTTTGTAGTTGAACACACAATGATCAGACATCACCAAATGTGCATTTCCATGATTTGGTGGTACTAATACTTGATAGCCATTTCTATCAGACAATGTAAACTCTTGCCACTGACCATACTGATCAGAATCTTCATCAAGGTTTAGAACAACAAAATAAATTGTACCATGTAAACAAGAAATCAATTTTGTTGTACGGTCATCACCATGAATGCCACGTAAGGTATGACGGCGTGATGTAGATACACTATCAAGAATAAAATTTACACCTAACTGTGCGTAATTATCTTTGTGCCATGTTTCAATGTTCGTACCACGATAATCTTCATGCACAGTTGGCTTGATGAGTTTTACACCTTTGAGATTCGTATCTTCAACTATCATCAGCCACTCACAATTGTTATACCTGGTCCTACAATATATTCTTCTTTGAATGTTTTCTTCCAAGGAAAGCCATTCGGATAATTCTTTTCGTTTTCAGCGTTGCCCTTTTCAAAGAACTCAGCATTGACAGAATTTGGATTGCCGTCTAAACGATAGCACAATGAATATTCTCTTGAGCATGAATAGTTTGGAAAGTATTGTTTGAGTGCATTGAAGAATTGTCTATCAGCACCCCACTGACCATACCACGCTGCACCAAGTTTTCGTGCAATATCAATCTTCACCATGTACGATGAAGTGTCGATATGAAATGCATCTTTGTTGAAATAGATTGGCCATTGACCCAGTGATTCGCAATTATCTTCAGCAACAAAATTACCTTCTTTATCAACTATCTTTCTGAGTGAGTATGCCCAATCAACACCCTTTTTGATTCTCTCAACAAGTTTCTCAACATGATTAGGCTCAAACCAATTGTCTTCGTCAAGATAACATATAACATCAGCATTGACAAGATAACCACATGCTGCATATACACGATGACCGTACCAACCTTTGCCGATATTTTCTTGCAAACGGATTGTTTTGACTTTTGATGCGCCTTGGAGTTGATTCCAGATTTTGTCGCCATGCTCTTCCTCACCATCAAGAAAAACATAATGTGTCACATCGTCGTATGTTTGTGCTTCGACAGATTCAACACACTGTCTAAGTGTTTTTGCTCCGATTGTTGGTGTTACGACTGCTACTTTCATTTTTCACCTTTTTACCAAAAATTTTATCCCAGTTATCGTTAAATTTTTCACGTGGTATTTCAATTGGTCTAGGTTTAGAACCTTTTCCACCGTCACTCATTCCAACTCCTCAATAACCAAGATGAAGAATTCTTTTTGTTGCTGCCACCGACACCGTATACAAAGTTGATGCCAGGAACTTCTGCTTCTGCATTATTTGTTTCATTACGATCACCACCATTTGCAAACCAGATTGAATAGTTTGAAAGTGTAGGTAAAACATTACAATAGTGATCTCTCACACGTTCAAGCAAATCACATGCAGTGCCATCAGAATCATCAAACTCCCACACTTCATCAACCCAACGAATTGATTCGAGTATGGCTTTGCGTTCACGAATATCCATGAATGGCTTACCCTTTTTACGTGTGAGCCACGCATCAGAGTTTACACCCACGATAAGTTTGTCACCTAAACCAGATGCTTCACGCAATAAGGCAAGATGACCCGAATGAATGGGATCAAAGCCACCAGATACCACAACAATTTTCATATCGCTAAATCAGGAAATGCTTCTCTAACTAAATTGGCAGTGAGTTGTTTTACTTTGAATCTTTTCTGTAGAACATCCAATATGATAGCAGCCTCATCTTTATGTAATGATTCTACCATAACTAGAATTTGTTGTGTAGTCTTTTCTGCGGTGAAACCCGGAGGGCGCATAGGATGATTCTTGATGAACCGATACATTTTCGGCATCTGTGTGTCAAGATAAGCATAGTTCAAGCCAGCAGGTTCTTTTGCTGGCCGATATCTATCAGGTAACGCAATATCAAATTCTATGGCAGGATTGAATACTAATTGAAGAAAGAAACGAAAACGCTCATCACCTTCACGGCGCAAGAGTTCAATTCGTTCTTGTTTAGTTGTTAGTTTTTCAAACTCCTCAAATATTTCGGAGTATAGTTTTTCAGAACTCATCAATGACCTCAATTAGATTTTTAAGTTTGTTTGCAATCATGTAATTCATAAAATGCTGTTTGGTATGACCAGCAGCACTTTCATATGTATCTATAATACTTTTCTGTAGCGGTTCTGGCACTTTGGTCAGATCAATCATCATTTCGTTGCGTTTGTAATTACGCAGCATTTCACCCTCACAGAATTCATCTGGCGATTGATTTAGCCAGTTGATGATTTTGGCTTCAGTGATCGGCTTCTGTCGTACACCGTTGACGATACTGTCATCAGCAGACAGAATATTAGGTATACCATCACCCTTATCACCACGAATGATCATTTGCTTTAGTTGCACTGCCGGTAGAGGTTCTTTGATGAACTTTTTCAGTATCGGCGAATACTGTTCAACATTGTCAAACTTCTGCAATTGTGCAAAGTCTTTATCGGAAGATAGAATCATCACCTTCTGGTGTGCAGAATATCGTATCGTCAGTGTGGCGATAATATCATCAGCCTCAGCAGTATCAACATCAACTACTTTGTACGGTGAATGTTCTTTCAGTTCTTCTTTGATTTTATGCAGGCATTCAAAGATAGAATTCCAATCGTGACCAGAAGCATCACGTGTTTTCTTACGACCTGCTTTGTATTGTGGAAAAAACTCACGGCGCCAGTAATTACGATTGTCACAAGCAATCACAACTTCGGGACCGTGCGTGGCTTTAAACTTTTTGACATATGTACGAATCACATTCAATATCATATGTCGCACCAATGCCTCTTCAACCGGTTTCTTAGATGAACCGATTTGTTCCATCAATGAAGAGATGGCTACTTGATTGTAGTCAAAGATTATCATTTTACATGTTGTCCTAGAATTACACCCTTGAAAAGAAACAAGAATGCAATTCGTAAATGGAATTTAAATTTGCGGTAATAATAGCCACGCATTGTCATTTTACAGTTCTCAGTAGTATTGTATCATTGTTTATACGACCTGTCAATGCACTTTCAACGGCACGAATGTCGTTCAATATATTACGCAACGCAACTTTGCCACCTTTCAATACTTCAGATATTGTTACATTTGGTTTGCGTAACTTTTTGCTTACCGATTTACTTTCGGCAAAGTTTTGTATCGATGAGCCTTTTACATTTAAACCAGCAGCATCAGCGGCCTGATATACACCAAGTTTTCGTGTTTTGATATTATACACCCACAATGATGATGCACCGATGATTGTCTTAGGATCAATCGATACGAGTTTCAATTCGGCAAAATCTTTTGCGTAGTTCATTTTGGCAATCAACTGATCTGCCGACTTTGCCTTGCGTTTGCGTGGCTTACGGGTTTTTACCGCTTCACCAGCCAGTTTCATACCATCAACAATTACTTGATCACAGTATGCTATCAACTTTTTAAGTTGTGTTTTTGTAAAGTTGGAATATGCTTCTTTGATATCAATATCAGTTGTTGTCAAAACATCATCGTACTCTGCACGGCGTGTTTTAAAATGATCAATTACAAATTTTGTATGTGCATTTTTGACATCCATGCCGGTCATTGTTGCATAAGGTGAAACATTTGCTTTGAATTCAGATGTTATCAATTCGTCAATCTGACCTTCTAATTCACCGATGCAATCACTTGCTTTTCTTTTAATATGATCTTGAATTGAAACAACAGCAGCAGTTGCTTTTTTAGCAACAGGTGTTTCTTCTTGCAACTTCTTGATTATGTCATTGAACCAGGTAGCATTAGAATCGCTCAGAACGCCGCCTAGACTCACGATTCGACAAACGAATCCAAATGTACTGGGCTGTGATTTAAGACCGTCAGGCGCTTGGCTTTTGAGTTTCTTTTTGAAGTATTCGATAGCATATTTTGTTGCATCTTTGCTATCACGATTTTGAGCATACCAGCTCAGGGCTTGGGTTAGTTGCGTTTGTGACAACTCACCCGCAAACTTGGGTTCTTTGTTATTTGATAATATTGCTTTAATGTCAATTGACCTATTCATAACGTCCTCAGACTCTATTTATTCGACAAATTACATTATAGCATAAATAGACGGTGATTGTCAAGATTGTCTTTTTTGAATCAAATAATGTTTCTTCTAAGAAAGGTTACGAAAAAGACAAATGGATCCGTTTACGCTCTTTGCTTTGGCAAATGGGGCAGTTCAAGCGGTAAAAAAAGGTTGTGAGTTATACAAAGAAATTGCCGGTGTTGCTGGTGATGTAAAAGGTGTTTTATCGGATTTAGAGTCGCAATTCAATTCTCGTCATAAAGACAAGCCGCCTACTATTGCTGAGAAAAATCAGTACATAGAAGAAAAAAATCGCATACTTGAATTAAGTAAGAAACAACCCAACGATATCTATACTCAGATAGGGGAAGAGTTGGGCGTTTACTTTGAAAACTATGCCAAGTGTTCGGCTATCTTTGAAGAAGAAGAAAAGCACTCTCAAGAAGTTTATACTGGCGAAACAAGTCTAGGTAAAAGAGCATTACAGCGTGTTCTTATGCAAAGTCGCTTAACTGCGATGGAAGCAGAACTTCGTGAACTCATGGTTTACAATTGTCCACCTGAATTGGGTGATTTGTACACACGTGTGTACGCCATGATGGAGAAAATGAAAAAAGAGCAGTCAGTTGCATGGGCAAAGAAAAGAGAAGCCGACAGAATCGCTGCTATCAAAAGACATAAGAGAATTCAGCATATAAAATGCAACGCATGGAAATATGGCATTGCAACAGTTTTCATTCTTTATTTGATTTTATTAGTATGGTCAGTATTACAAATACGTATCATGGAAAAACCCGAACTTGGTAGTTGTCTGATACCAAAAGGTCAATGGCCATACAAACAATATAGCAATTTAAAATGGGTTGACTGTGAGGTTCCTGATTACCAAGACGATGCTAAAAATTGAGTTCTTAGACAATGAACTTTTTTACTATGTTTTCACAAACGTAGGTAATAATTTAATTCTTGTCACACGTGATGGTATGTTAGCCACTCAAGTGAATGCTGCATTGAAAAATAAAAGGAATGATGCCGATTACAGATTGGCGCTGATGAACAAAAAAGGAAAAGCGGCTTGGTAGCCGCTTTTTTTACTGATTAACGATTTGCGATGTACATTGTGATTTCGAAACCAAAACGCATATCATTTGCTGTAGGTGTAGTCCATGCCATGTTACTTCTCCTTATTATTCTGAAAGATGTTTTTCTAATGCTTTTGCATAACGATTGGCATGTGAACGTTCTGCTTTCGCAAGTGTTTCAAACCAATCGGCTACTTCATCAAAGCCTTCTTCACGTGCAGTCTTTGCCATACCTGGATACATGTCAGAGTATTCGTGCGTTTCGCCAGCGATAGCGGCCTCTAACATTTGTCGTGCATTTTTTGCTGGCATGTTTGTGCCAGGTTCTCCTGCACCACCTTCAATGAGATATTCCATATGACCATGTGCGTGTCCAGTTTCACCTTCTGCTGTAGAACGGAACAATGATGCTAAATCGTTCTCACCTGCAATATCACACTGATTTGCGAAATAAAGATAACGGCGGTTTGCCATTGATTCACCTGCAAAAGCCTCTTTCAAGCACTCAGCAGTTTTTGTGCCTTTCAAACTCATATCAACTCCCTATAAAATAACTACGATTTATTTAAACAGTTTCACTTCTCTGGAGACTCAGTATTTTCTTGATTCTTATCTAATTTTTTCAGCGACCACGAACCATTGCCGTTATCAATCCACTTCAGTGTGTCTCCTTCTGCCCAACCAACTTCGGCTAGCACTTCATCAGGAAATTCAATAAAGTAATCACCATCTTCGTGTTGTTTTACTTCTAAGGTCCAAGATTTGTTCATAATATAAAATTTGGAGCGGGATGTCAGAATCGAACTGACAACGTAAGATTGGAAATCTCAAGTTTTACCATTAAACTAATCCCGCATTAAACTATTTGATGAGAATCTCTTTTCGTTCTACATCTTCACCTGATGGGTGATGATATGCGACATATCCATCTTTATCTTTGTATGTTACACCAGCCCAAAAGTATTGCTTGTCTTTGAAGTAAGCAATTCGTTCATCACTATACTCATTTATGTCAATTTTCAGATTACCGAGCCATTCTTGCCAATTGTCATCAGCATATTCAGAAATTTTAACGGCTTCTTCTTCGGTGTCTGCTTCAATCACGTAAACATTACGAAAAACGGACATTTGCTCAACGATGTACTTAGGCATCTTCACTCTCCAATGAAAAATTCACTTGCTTGATAGAATCCCAACGAAAACTACGCCAGCCTTCTTTTTCTAAATCGTAAACGGCAAGAACTTCATCATTTTTTGTTTTTTCTGAGCCCACTGTTTCGGGAAGATAGTCTTCCATCAGCGTACATTTCATTGTACGTTCGGTTCCGTCTTTTTTCGTAAAAACAATTTCAACGGGTCGTTCTTCAAGCAAACCAATCAACCACTTACGGCCGAGTTTTGCATCTTTACTATCACCAGCAAAAACATTTGTATTCATAATTTTTACTCCGCTAAAGATTTGAGTGCTTCGTTCACTTTTTGCTTAAATTTACCATTTGTTATAAAATCAAGATACTCTACCCACCAATTTTCTGATTTTTCTGTTTTTTTGACAATGCAACCAGACAATCCCGATCCGACAAGATTTTTTATGTACACAATTGGGTCAGCAAGTATGGCTTCAAACGCATCATCGAACTGTGGCATACCATCTTCGTCTTCTTTAAAGAATGCCATGTGATATTTGTAACCCAAATTTGATTTTTCGATGGGTTTTGCCATTGTCCACTCTTCTTTGAAGTTGAAAAATGCTAATTTGTAGTTGCCATCATAGTCATCATAGTCAGGAACAAAGTAAAAACCGTCAAATTTACTCATTTCATCGCCAGAAATTGCTTCGGCTTCAATTTTTTGCATTTTTTCATCAGAAGATGGCATAAATTTTCCTAAAATTTTGTTTTTCGACTGCTCGGTTATGAATTTTTGTCGCCGAATGCTCAACTTTCATGCGGAATTTCGGCGTGAACAAGTCTTTAGCAACAAAATTTCGTGGTTTTTGCAACTTTTGTGATTTTTTACTCATAGAAAACAGTATACTACAGAAAAAAATGTTTGTCAAGTGGCGGAGAGTATAGGATTCGAACCTATGCGTCACTTTCGCAACGACAGTTTAGCAAACTGCTGCCTTAACCACTCGGCCAACTCTCCCAAAACTACTGCCAACCCATAAAAAAGTGACATCATGAGTGCAACACTAACACCCATAAGCACCCAGTAACAAATAATTGTTAGAATAATTTTTAATGTTATCATATTTTCTTTTATTTTGGTGTCTCAGTTTGGATTCGAACCTTGTCCTAGTGTTGTCCATCTGTACGTCCCACCGTACTGACCGAGACATTTGGTGGAAGCGGTGAGATTCGAACTC